ATCAAAAGAAGGTGGAACACCAAGAAGAATAACTTAGTGTTTACTAGTGGTGTGGATTCACATACAGCCGCAGAGTTTATTAATAAACCGGGTTGGAAAATTCTTGAAGATGATCTGGGTAAATTTGATTGTTCAATAAGGCGACCATGGTGTGAGTACGAAGTGTGGTTATGTAGAGAGTTTGGTGCCCCGCGTGCTGTCATAGATCTGATGACAGCAAACATATCAACGCATGGCTCAACCCAACACGGTTGGAAATATCAAGTAGATGGAACCCGTAAGAGTGGTGATCCATATACGTCTTTGATGAATTCCGTGATTAATGGTCTCTCACATTTATACTTGTACTGTAAGTGGACAGGACGCACTGTTGTTCAGGCGTCCAAAACTATTCGAATGTTGTTGCAAGGTGACGATAATGCAATGGTCCACAATGATCACATATACAAACATGATAAGGAGAGATTCAACTGGCAAGCTGGCATGGCCAGCCTAGGATTTGATAGCGAAGCAATTTATCGCCAGTCCTTAGATGAAGTTGAGTTTTGCTCGAATCGCATCTACAAAACCGAGGAGGGACTCGTTTTTGGCCCTAAACCAGGTAAAGTCCTGTGTAAATTGGGTTATATAATAAACCCGCCTGCCGATGTGTCGCAGGAGTCTATGATACGTGGTGTTGCTTTAGGATTGAAATTAAATTGCAGTTTCATCCCGCCTATAAATGCAGTGTTGGACCGTCTGTTGGAGCTGACAGAAGGTCATGAAGCCTGTGCGTTGCCCAAAGGGAATAAATCAAGATATGTTGATCACCTGTTTGGAGCAAATAAGCAAGAGTACCACTTTACCGAAGATATTATGCACCATCTGAATGAGCAGTATGGCTGGGACCACCATCGTCAAGATTTGTGGGAACAGCGATTGTCAGAAATGAGTTTAGGTGATTCCTACTCAGACACCCTCGCCGATATGTTGTTTGACCGTGATACGGCCGGCGAGCAAGTGTATTTTGGAGCATAAATTTATCATTGTGTGTGTGTGCACGCCACGTTGAAGCCTAGGATGCCCGAACGTGTGTAATGCGGCCTTAGTAGTAAATGTCTAGAATTGAATTAGAGGGTGCTGTACCCATATTCAGCCAATTCTGTTGACACTAAGCAGGTCACAAGCCCTGGAAAACAGCAGAGTGCACACGTATCGTTATCAGTGTTACGTAAACTGATTCGGATTGTGAGATTCCGAGCATTTAACTCTCTTTGACTGGAGATGAGGAAGAAGAATTACCTCCTCCTGAACCATGTGATGTGGACACCCGTTGAGTGTAGGAACTAGGGATACTGAAACTGTGAACACCACACAGCTAGGTACGTAGCACCCATAGCCGAAGCCGAACGTAGTTGTGCTTGCCACTATATCATGTTGTATCACGAGTTGTAGGGAAAAGTACTCCCTCTCTGTCCATGACGCCCATGTCGACTTCTTTTCAAAAAAAAAAAAAAAAAACACCCCGCCCCCTCAAAAAAAAAAAAAAAAAAAAAAACGCCAGAAAACAAGACACGCCAATAATCCCTCGGA